GACGCGCCAACTCGGGATCGGTCGGACCCGGGCCGCCGCTGCCCGGATTGCCGTTGACGACGCCCGGCGTGCCCGTGACGCCGAGCGACGACAGCGTCGAGCGCACCAGGTCGAAGATCTGCGTGTACTGATCCCCGGATGACCAGAAGGCGCGCGCTTGCTGCAGCAGCTCCTGCGCGAGCTGCGGCAGGCGCTGCAGCGCGTCGACGTCGCCGCCGCGCGCGGCCGTCGAAAGCGCGTTGAACTGGCGTTGCGCCTCGTTCAAACGCTGTTCCGGCGTCAGCGTCGAGAGGTTCGCGTCGATCAGGAGATCGTCGAGGAAACCCTTGATGCGCGCGATGGCGTCGACCTCGGCCTCGTAGCGGTCGTTGCTCGCCTGCGAGACGCTCTGGATACCGTCCTGCTGCGCTTCGACGAGCTCCGCGATCTGCGCGTCGAGCCGTTCGAGATCGGTGCCGTAGAGCGTCGCGATGAGCTGCTGCGTCGCGGCCCGCAGCTGCGCGACGGCCGCGCGGAACTGCATCGCGGTCCAGCGATGGATCGCGGCGAGATCGCGCGTGCTCGCGGCCTCCTGGCCATTCGCCTGCGCGAGCTGATTCGCTGCCTGGATGGCCGTGCGATGCGCGCTCGCGACCGCGCCCATCTGCAGCGCGAACTGCGAGAGACCGACCGCGGCGTTCTCCACGTGAATCTGATTCAGGATGTCGCGCTGCTGCGCGAGCTGCTCGTTCGACGCCGCGATGGCTTCGGCTGCTTCCAACCATTCGACGACCGCTTCCGCGGACAGTGTCGGCAGGCGTTCCTCGAACAGCTCGCGGAACTGCTCGGCCGTCGTGTCACCGGCGAGCCCGATGTCGGCGAGCTCCTTCAGTCGGTTCGCGCGCAGCTCGTCGATCGAGCGCGTCGCCTGCTCCTCGGCGGAGTAGAAGCTCGCGAAGAAGCGCTGCCAGAGCTGCTGTGCGCGTTCGAGCCCGCCGGCCGCGTCGGCGATCTCGACGGAGAAGCGCACGATCTCCTCGCGCGTCTTGTCGATCGAGACCTCCATGAGCTCGATCGCCTGGTCGAACAGCGACACGCTCTGCTTCACCCGGGCGTACGTGTCGGAGAGGGTCTCCTGACCGCGCTGCAGATCCTCGATCAGGTTCGTGATCTGCGTCAGCGAGCCGGATTCGCCGAGCAGACCTTCGGCCTTCTTCATGTCGCTCGCGGCGAGCACGAGGAACTGCGCGCCCTTGAGCAGCGTCTCCGCGCTCGCGCGCCAGCGCTCGGCGATCTGGTGCGCTTCGCCGGTGATCACGGCGCCGGCCGTCTTCGCGGCGCTGCGGATCAGCTCGGACGTTTCCTTGATGCCATCGACGATCGGTCCACCGGGACCGCCGGGCCCGCCGCCACCGCCGGGGCCACCGATGTTGTCAGGGTCATCGACGGCCGGCGGCGGCGCGGCGGTGTTGAGCGAGGCGAGGAACGCGTCGACGGTCGCGATCTGCGCCTCGGCGATCATGCGCTTCGCGTACGCCTCGGCGTTCTCCTTGTACTTGCGGCCGAAGACGGTCGAAAACTCCTCCTTGACCTCCTTGCCTTTCTTGTCGAGCACGCGCGTGAACGTGCCAGCGATCACGACGCCGGAGACGCCGAGGACCGCGCCGACCTCGTCGGCCGCGCCCTGGATCGACTGGAAGAGCTCCGCGGCCTGCGCGCGCGCTTCCTGTCCGGGATCGAGCGAGCGCGTGCGGCGCTGCGTGCCACCGAAGAGCGCGCGTTCGCGCGACTCGTTGACGTTGAGGAACGCGCTGCCGCCGCCGGGACCGATCGACAAGCCCTGCTCGAACGATTTCGGCTTGTACTTCGTGCCAAAAAGCTTGCCGCCCGAAATCAGGTCGACGATCGCGAGCGCCGCGATGATCCAGCCGACGACAGGAATGGCCGCGGCGGCGCCCATCGCGCCGGTGGCGGCGCCAGCGCCCGCGGCACCGACCGCTGCACCACCCGCGGCGCCGAGGCCCGCACCGAGCGCCACGGTGCCAGCGGCATAGCCGAGGTAGCCGTACGCGCCGGCCGCGGCGAGCGAGCCCGCCGTGTTGTTGCCGCGATTCTGGAAGCCGTACAGCGCGCCACCGGCGGCGCCGAGCCACGGTGCGACGTACGTGCCGCCGATCTGCGCCGTAAGGCCGGAGCCCGAGAAGAGGCCACCGCCGGCGCCGCCGCTGCCACCGCCCATCATTCCGGCGAAACCGCCGAAGCCGGGCACGCCGCCCTGACCCATCATCCCGAGCATCTGCGCGTAGTTCGTGCTCGCGCCGCCGCCCATCGCACCGGCGAAACCGGAGAAGAGGTTGCCGAAGAAGCCGCCGCCTCCACCACCGAAGCCGCTGAACGCCTGCAGCAGCGCTCGCTGCGTCATGATCGCGATGACCTCGGCGACCCAACGTTTCAGCGCGTTTTTCGCGGAGTCGAGGAAGTCCCGCCAACCGTTGAAGCCGTTGGCGACGAACTCGCCCCACGACTGCGACACGGAACTGACGGCACCCTGCCAGGCGTACTGATATTCCTCGGCCGAGCGCGCGGCGGCATCCGCGAGCCGCTCCTGCTCGTCGACGTGGCGCTGCGCAGCGAAGTTCGCGCGGACGAGCGCTTCGGTCTCCTGAAGTACCTTCTGCGACGACGCATCGAGCAGGTTGCCGCCGTTCGTCAGCAGGATCGCTTCGGCCTGCCTCAGCGCGTTGGCGACCGCGCGTTCCTCGTTGTTGCGCAGGATCTGCTCGCCTTCGAAGCGCAGCGATTCGAGGAACTTGTCGAGCTCGACCGTGCGCGCGACCTCAGCAGCGATGCCGTCGCGTAGGTGCTGTAGACCTTCCTCGCGCGCCTCGTTCAATTCGCGCTGCGCGCGCGCGGCGTCGCGTGACGCCCGCGCGTCGGCCTGCTTGCTACCGCGCGAGCGCGCTAGCGCGGCTTCCGCCGCGTTGATCTGCGCACCCAAGCGCTCGACCTCGTCGCGTTGCTCAGCAGTCGCCTCGGTCGCGCCGATCGTTGCGAGACGGTGTGCCAGGAGCGCGGCCTCGCCGCCCTTGAGGCGGATCGCTTCCTCTTTCAGCTGCTCGAGGCGCTTCTGCCCCGATTTGATCAAATCGTCAATTGCGGCCTTCGTCGCGGCTCGCGCGTTCGCGGCGTCTTCGGCTGCCTTCTGCGCGGCTGCATATTCGCGCAGCGCGCCGGCGGCGCGAACCAATTCACCGAAGATGCCGTTGTACTCGCCCTTCAGCTCGGCGAGCCGCTTCTCGAAGTGCGCGATATCGTCGACGACGTCCGGACCGAACGGCTTGGCCGCGGCCTCGTAGAGGTCGGCGAGCTGGTCCTCAACCGCGACGATTTGCGCGTCGAGGTTGATCAGCTTCTCTCGGTACCCGTCGAGCTGCTTTTGCGCAGCGTCGACGTTGACGTTCTTCGGTCCTTCGAGCGTCAGCTCGTCGGCGAGGCGCTTTGATTCTTCCAGCGCGACGTTCGCCTCCTGGACGACTTCGGCGTACGTCTTCGTCGCCTCGGTCGTGTCGTAGAGGTATACGCCGAGCGCAACGAGGCCCGTCGCCAGCAGCGTCACCCATCCACCCACAGCGAAGAACGCGCCCCGCAGCACCGCCAAGCTGCTTGCGAGGACACCGGCGCGCACCGCGCCGACCGCGGCCACGCCTTCGAACGCCGTCATCGCGGTCGCGGACAGGGCAGCCGACGTCGCGAGCGCGCGGAAGCCCGCCACCGCCGCCACGATCGCGCGTCCAGCGAGATTCACGGTCAGCACGGTCGCGAGCGCAGCCGCGACGTTCATGAGCGTGTCGAAGTTTTCTGCCACGAATTGCAGCGACGCCGCCAGTCCGCGCGAAACACCGCGGGCCTCGTCGAACTTGCCGATCGCGGTCGTCACGACTTTCGCGAGCTGCGTCCAGGCGCGACCGATCGTGAGCGGCATCTGGCCGAACTCGGCCGCGATCTTCGGCGCCTGGCCGAGCAGCGCCTTCGTGATGACGTCCGCCGTGATCTGGCCTTCCTCCGCCATCTTGCGCAGCTCCCCGGCCGACTTGCCGAGCGCCTGCTGCAGTGCCTCGGAGAGGCGCGGCGCCTGCTCCATGACGGAATTGAACTCGTCGCCGCGCAGCACGCCCGACGCGAGCGCTTGCGCGAACTGGCGAATGGCGCCCGCCGACTCGTTCGCCGACGCGCCAGAGATCACGAACGCCTGGTTGATCGTCTCGGTGAGCGCGAGTGCATCGCGCTGGCTGCCGCCGAGATCCTTCACCGACTTCTGGAGCCGCGTGTAGAGCGACGTCGTCGCTTCGAGCGACGACGACGTCCGCTGCGCGATGTTGAACACCTCGCGCTGCGCGGTCGCGAACTCCTGCTGGCTGCTCGTTGCGAGCTTCAGCCGCGACGTCATGTTCGTGTAGGCGTCCGCGGTCGTCGCGATCTGGCGCACGAACGCGGCGACCGACGTGATGCCGAACGCGGAGAGCGCGAGCGTGCGCAGCTGCTTCAACTGCGTGCCAACCTGGTCGGCGGCGCGCGCCGTGCGATTGAGCCCTTGCTCGGCGTCAGCGCTCGCGCGTTGAACGTCGAGGCCGAACCGCTTCGACTCGCCACTCGCCTCGCGAATGACGCCGACCAGGCCGGAGCCGTCGGCCTTCAGGCGCAGGGTGAGGACGGTGTCAGTCACGGCGGCAACCGGTTACGCCGCGGCCGGCGCTTCGACGAGGCGCTCGCACTGCTTCGACGTCAGCGTGTGGGTCGCGCACACGACGATGACGAGGTCCGCGCCCGACGTCGGCTTGTAGAGGAGCGCCGCGCCGCCGTAGCAGGTCTCGTTGGATCCGATGGTGCGCGACGTCGCGACGACGATGTTGCACGTCTGTGCGCCGGCGTAGGTCGCGATGACCTCGCCGACGAGCGCGCGGCCGTTGTAGTCCTCGCCGCGGACGAGATCGCCGATCTTCACCGGCGTGCCGTCTTTGTAGTGCATGCTCCGACTCCTTCTGCGGGTCATCGAAGCGTCGCCAATTGCGCTTCAAGCCCGGGATTAAGGCGGCTTACACAGCCGCCTCAGCGCTGGTTCTGGATCGCGGACAGCTCCCGCGCGAGGAACTGCACGTCATCGAGGAGCTGGAAGTCGAACGGGACCTGCATCGCGCTGCACGCCGCCTGGACTTCGAGCGCCGGCACGCTGAGGTAGAGCGCGCCGCCAGCTCCCGCGACTACGTTGCGCTGACAGCGCAGGAACACGTTCACGGCGTTCCAGTTCTCCTGGAGCACCTCGACCGGTTCGTCGCGCGCCATGTTGTGCAGGTACGCGAGGATCGCCTCCTCCGGGATGCCGTGGCGCTCGAGCTCGCGCCGCTTCTCTGCTGCGTCGATCGGTTGACGTCGCCGCCCTAGCGCCGCGGCGACGTCTTCGAGTTTTTTCGTTTCGGATCCGCGCCGAACGCGTCGAAGAATTCGCGCACCGTCGCGGCGCCCGCGAAGATGTTCAGCTTGACGATCTCGGCCCGACCCTCCTTCGTCAGCTCCTCGCCCTTGTCGCCGCGCAGCTGCACGTCGCCCTCGACTTCGTGCACGCCCTTGAGCACGCGGTTGAGCAGCTGCTTGTCGGAGAGGCCCTCCGCGATCATGTCGTCGAGCTCGTTGCGATCGACGCTTTCGTATTCGGCGATGAACTTGATCTCGACCGTCGCGTCGAGCTTGTTCTCGTCCGGGATGTGCGCCGTCACCGTGCGCTTGAACGTGCTGGTCTTCGTGAGAACCGTCATCTGCGTTGCCCCTTGGGTTTGAGAAAGCGCTGGCGGGCACGACGCCCGCCAGCGATGCACGCACGTGCGTAACGCGGGTCGCTTACTCGAACTTCAGCTTGTACTCGTCGCCGCCGGCGGCGGACGGCTTGCTGACGCCCTCGATCTCGAGGCCGTAACCGCGCTGCAGCTCGACCGGCTTCGGGTACTTGAACTGCGTGAGTGCCGAGGTGAGCGTCAGCTTCTTCGTGGCGCCGCCGTCGACGATCGCGATCACGTTGTTGTCCGCGTGCGTGTTCGCGAGGTTCCACGGGTTGAGCGACGCGAGCGCCGGGAGATAGCCCGTGATCACGAGCGCGGGCTTGCGGTCCATGATCAGGACGCGGCGCGCCTCGGAGTGCTCGTGGATCTGCAGGTCGTTGTTCTGCGCGAGCGTCAGCTTCGTGCATTCGAACGCGACGCCGCCGATCGTGACCGAGAGCGTCTCCGTCTCGACCACCGGCGGATCGCGCCACGCGGTGAGCGTGACGGCCGGCGCCGCCGCTTCCGTCGGCAGATCCGCGGACGTGACCACGCCGATGAAGCGAAGCCGCGCTTTCGCGTAGCCCTTCACCATGATCTCGATGTCGGCGTTGCCGCGGCAGCCCTTCGCCTTGTAGAAGAGACCCGCGTGATAGAAGTAGAACGTGCCCGAGGGCACCGACGTCGTGATCGGGCTGTATTCGTCCGACGTCGACGCGACGAGCGCGGAGGCGTGACCGCAGCACTCGAGCAGCGGACCGCACGGCGCCTGGAGACCCGCCGTCGCGTTGCCGAGCAGCTCGATCGTCGTCTCGATCGTGATCTTGCGACCGACGAGCTTGAACGGGTCGCCGCCGAAGTAGGCGCGGTCGGGATTGCGTTCGAGCACTTCGCTGTCGATCGACACGCTGCCGTCGAAGGAGAGGAGCGCGTTCGCCGCGCCGGTCGGCGTCGGATCGACACCTTCCGTCACTTCCTTCTTGAACAGGATCGTGCGGCTTTCGAAGAGGTTGATCATCGTCGATTACTCCTTCGGTTTCTTCGCCGCACGCTCACGCTTCGGACGCGGAGGCTCGGTCGGGTCGACGATGCGCGTCAGCTGACGCGTCGTCGGGTCGCGCTGGTAGACGCCGCCACTGAGCGGCATCGGGTCGGGCTGCACGGCCGGCTGCTCGCCGTCCTGCTGCTCGTCGGGTTTCGTCTGCTTCGTCATGGCTCAGGGCACCTTGCGAATCTGGTAGAAGAGGCGAAACGTCTCGGTCCACCAGAGCACCGAGGCGTTGTAGGCGGTCACGCGGCCGCCCGCGTGCTCGCACACCGTGTGGTAGACGTCCGGCCGCCAACCGAGCAGCCCGTCGCGCAGCGCCTGGATGAGCGGCCGCAGCGCCTCGACGACCTGGGCGCCGAGCTCGCCCACGCGGTAATTGCGCACCGCGAGCACGACGCCGAACGTGACCTCGGTCGCCTGGACGACCGCGATGCTGTCGCCGGTGTGCGACGCCGAGCGCTCCTGCGCGAGGATCACGTACGCCGCCGGCGTCGCCGGCGTCGACTCGCGCACGGCGGTCGCGTACTCCGCCGCGCCCTCGACCTTGCGCAGATCCGGCACGCGCTCTTTCACGCGCGCGATCACCTGCGCGATGTCGAACGGGCCGACGCTCATCGGAAGCTGTCCATTTGCGCGCGGTTGAAGACGCGCTCGTTGGACTCGATCTGCACGTCGCCGAGTGTCTTGCCCTGCGCGCCGGGGTCGGCGACGCCGAGGCTGAACTTGCCGTCCGCGACCTGCTCGAGGAACTTCACCGCGTCGCGGTAATCGCGCACGATCGGATTCGAGCGGTCGTCGTCGCGCAGGTTCTTGTGCAGCCGGTAGCGCACGATCGCGCGCGCCCACACGGTCAACACCTTCGGCACCGGCGCCGCGAGCGGTAGCGTGTAGCGCCGCGCGAGATAGCCGTCGACGTACTCGTCGGTCTCGACGATCAGCTGGTTGATGCGCGCGAGCGCTTCGTCCGCAATCGCGATCTGCTCGGCCGAGTACTGCGTGCGGCTGCCGCCGCGCAACGTGAGCTCCATCAGCTCCGCGTCGACGATTGCCCCGTGGTCGGAGCTCGACACTTCGGCGAGCTCCAACGCACCGGGCGCTTCGGCGAGCAGCGCGGGCGTGATGTAGGACATGCGCGACGGCGAGCCGGGTTACTTCTTCGGCTCGACCGCGACCGGCGTCACGACGAGCAGCGGCTCGTCCTGGAGCGCCTTCAGCTGCTCGGGCTTCAGCGACTTCGTGTCGAGCTCGGTCGGCTCGCGGGTGAACTCGAGACCGGCGCGACGCAGGCGCTCGGGCTTCGAGGTGACGATGATCTTCGACATGACGCAGTCTCCTGTGTGGTGTGATCGCTTCCCCGTCGCTCTTCCGACCGCCGCGGCCGAGGGTGTGAGCCTCGGCCGCGGCGCCAGCCATCCCTGCTACGAGCGGTGCGTCCGTGCGTTCGCGTCGGCGGTGTTCAGCTGACCCAGGGCGTCGAGATGACCTGCAGATCGCCCTTCATGACGTTCGACGCACCGTTCGCGGCCGTCGCAGCCTCGACGAGCTTCTTCGCCGTGTACTTGAGCGAGGGCGGCACGACGATGTGCGTCGCGGTCACGCCGAGCGCCTTGCCGTTGTCGCCCTTGACGCCTTCGAGCGCCGCGATGGCGGCCGCGAGGTTCGTCTCGTCGAGCGTCTGCTTCGACGCATACGCGAGCTGCCAGAGGCCATAGCCGGCGTTCACGCGCGCGTCGACGCCGTAGCGGTACTCCTTGCGCGAGAAGGCCGCTTCGTCGTCCGGCTTGTCCATCGCGACGAACTGGTAGTCGCGCCGCTTCTGGAAGATCAGCGGCTTGATCGCGCGCGAGAGGTCGAGCACGTACCACGCCGTGCCGGCGCCGCCGCCGAAGTTCGAGACGCTCTGCGCGACGCCGTTCTCGTCGAGCACCGGGTGATCGGTGTCGAAGAAATACTGGCCGTCGTAGGCGAGGCCGGTGAAACCGTTCTTCAGCAGCGCGCCGATCAGCTCGTCGGGATGCTGCTTCGCGTCCATGCCGAGCTGCGCGATCATCGGGCTGTAGAGCCCGTACTGGTCGTCCTCGATCGTGTCGCGGTCGACGCCGATCGTGTTCTCGAACGGCTTGTTCTTGATCGTGTAGTCGTGCGACTTCAGGTTCTGGATGACGCGGTCACCGACCCACTCGCGAAAGCGCGTGATGGTGCCGAGCCAGGCGTACTGCTCCTGGCTGGTGTTCGACGGCACGACCATCGCGAGCAGTTGCCAGATGGAGGGCGCGCCCGCGAAGGCGTTGTTGAACACCGTCTGGAAGCCGGTGAACAGCACCGCGAGGCTGGATTTGTTGATGATCACGGAAGGTCTCCTTCGTTTACGAGGCGAGGCGGCGCGAGATCAGATCTCGACCCAGACGCCGCCGGAGTCGACGTCGCGGATCTTTCCGGCGACGGAGCGGGTCGAGGTGCCGTTCGTCTTCGCGACCGTCTGGTCGTCGACGACGTAGCAGTCCGCGCCGATGTCGGCGCGCGCGATCGCGTCGCCCGCGGACGAGTTGGCGAAGCGGAAGCAGCCGCGCCGGACCTTGATGGTCTTGTCGCCGTCGGCGCCGGCGTTGTCGACCTGCTCCTGGGCGACGCCGACCGTCTTCAGCGTCGTCGAGGTCGCGCCCTTGGTGGCGTAGCCCGACGAGTTGATGCAGACGATGGCGCCGGCGTAGATCTTCGTGGCCGTCGCGACGGGCCACTCGAAGTCCCGCGCATCGCGGGAAAGCGTGTTGCGATCAGCTGCGAGCGCAGTCATTTCGGTCTCCTCGAGCTACGGCTCGGACGTGTGGGGTGGTCGACGCGGCCGCGTTACGCGGCAGCCTTCTGCTTCTTGAACTGCTCGGGCTCGATGCCGAGCCGCTTGCACACCGCGAGCTCGTCGGCGGTGAGCTCGGCGTTCGGGTCGGCCGCCGGCGGCGCCTTGCCGCCCGTCTGCGAGCCGCGCAGCGCCGGGATCTCGGGCGTCTTGTCGAGGTACGCCTTGAGCGCAGCGAGGTCGCTCGCGCCGAGCGCGCGCGCCCAGTCTTCCTGCGGCTTGAGCAGCTTGCCGGTCGCGAGACCGTCCTCGACGAGCGCGTCGACTTCGCTCTTCTGCAGCTTCGTGGTGAGCGCCGCGAAGTCGCTCTTCAGCTGATCGAACGTCGCGACCGGCACGAACTTCGCGGGATCGACGACCTTCTCCTTCAGCGCCGCGATTTCGCTGTCCGCGTCGTCGGCCTTCTTCTTCAGCGCATTGAGCGCGACGATGGCCTGGTCTTCGGTGGCATCCGCGGCGAGCGTGAGCGCGGCGATGCAGGCGATGAGCAGCTTGTTCATGGCAACGGGTTCCTCCGGACGGTTCTGGAAACGCGCGGCGGCCCGCAGAGTCACTTCCTGCAGGTCGTCGAGAGCGGGGTCGTTGGTGAGAGCGCCGAGCAGGAGCTGCTCGACATCGCCGGTCGTCTTGTTGAACGCGAACACGGGCGAGAAGTAGCGGTACTCGCGCGCGGCGATGTTCGCCTTGGCGCGCTCGGTCCATTCGACGCGGGCGAAGAGTCCTTCGCCTTCGCGCCACTTGAGCTCGACGATGTAGCCGGCAGCGGGCGCCGGCAGGCCGTTCGTCTCGGCGTTGAGCGTCTGGTGCTCGTAGTCGATGGCGACGTCCGCGCGGCGCGCGGCGAACTTCGCGATCACGTTCGCGGCGATCGTCGCGTCGATGTGCCAGCCGTCGAGCTTCTCGGGCCGGCCGTCGCGAGCGCGGAATGTGCCTGCAGGCAGCACCTGGATCCAGCTCGAGTCGCTGACCGGGATCTCGAACACGCACGCGGCCACGGCGGGCAGCTGCGCGACGCAGACGGCAATCAACGAGCCGGCCCGCGAGAGGCGGGCCGGACGTTGCAGCGATGAAGCGCGAGCGGGGATTTCCGGCATGGGCCCGCAGATTGCGGGCCCGCTACTCCGCGAGGGGATTAAGCCGGCTTAATGGCGCTTGCGATTGCGACGTCGCGCGGCCTCGGCGATGGGCGTAGCCTTCGACGGCTCACCGTTTGGCGGGCCGTTGCTCGGCACGACCTGCGGGTTCTGCTGATGCATCCGCTCGACAAGGTAGTGCAGGCCAAGCAGCGTCGTGAAGAACAACGACCAGACCACGGCGGTGTACGCGAAAACACAGGCCGCGCGAACGTACACGAGCGACGCTGGCGGCAGGAGCATCAGCAGGGACGTAATCGATTCGGCGAACCAGCCGACGACCAGCAATACGATGCTAGCGAACGTAAGGTAGCCGAAGAGGTAACACAGAAAGCGCCGACGAACGATTTGCTTCCCGTCGAGCGTGATCCCCAGTACTGGCTGATCGAGTCCCGTCGCCTGGAAAGTGGCGACGGCCGCGAGCGCCGCGAGGAAGAACCCGCTCAGATCCTGGAGCGCGCTCGTCACGCGCCCCACTAGGCTGTCGGCGCCGCCGACAACGTCTGCCGCGGTGTAGATCAGCACGGCAGTGGAGACACCGGCAGCCGCGATCGGCATGGCGATGTCCACGTAGAACTTCGGCCGATTCTGGATCTTCAGGTACCGAACCGGCGTGACGAGTTGTTCAATCAAGGGGTACATGACGTCAACCCTGCTTCTGCTGATCGCGCTCGAGTACTTCGACTAGTTGCTGGACGAACGGTTCAGAAATTTCTTTTTGGTTGTAGTGCATCGGCTCAGTCAGATCGATCGTCTTCTGCCGCGTCGCCAGCGCCGCCAACGGGTCGTCATCGTGCGCCTCGAACTCGTGACTGGCCGAGTCGTTATCTTGATTCTTGTAGTGAACGCGGATCCGGTCATAGCCCTTCACCCGTGCGACCCTGGTTGCTTCGGCGAAGATCTCTTTCAACTTCTCCACCCAGTTCAGCGGGACGACGTCGAGCCGCAGTTGGTACTGTCGTTCTTCGACGAGCGCGTTCTCGTCAACGCGCTGCGCCGGCTTCGCGATCTTCTTCGACAGCATGAAATCGGAGAGGTCGCGCGCTGACTTGAGCTCCGCCAGCAACGGCTTCGCACGATATCCCTCGAGACGCCCGGTAACCGTGAACTTCTCCTCTTCTCCGTCGCGATTCGTGAACGACCCGTCACCAGAGCGCAGGATGGTGCGGAGCGGCCCGATGAGCGACGACGGGTCCTGGCTTCCTCACGCGGCGTCTTCTGGAGTTTCTGGTTCTCGAGCAGGTTCCGGGCCTTCTTCAGAACAGCCGTGAGATCGACCTGATTCGCCAGACCGTGCGGTACGGTCCAGATTGCAAGATCCAGAAAGAGCACGGTCCGTCGCTGGCTCTTCATTGGCCGCCTCCCCGGTGCGGCTGATATACCGGTTGCGATCGTACGGCAGATCGCACGACGCCGCCCGAGGGTGCCGGGATAGCGTCTCAGGAACCGATTCTGGGCCGCCCCCACCGCGACGCCGAGAGCACACCCCCTTTAAATCGATTTGAAACCCGTTTAAGAGCGCGGATCGCCCCCCGAGCCGGGTCAGGATGGCCCCTCGGGCGCTCCAAGGGCGCTGAGCGGCTCCTGTGCAGGCGCTGTTCAGCCACCGGCGGCGGTCCGCTCGAGGTAGTCGCTGGCCGCGGCCAGGATCGCCCCGGCGTCGTCCTCGCTGAGTCCCATGTACGGGCGCGCCGGGATCGCCGCCGGACCCGGCGCCATGTAGTCGCGCCCGCCCAGCTGGTGGATCGCGGCGTACTCCATGCCGGCGGCGACCCCGGCGAAGTCGTCGCCGAAATCCGGCCGCAGCGAGCCGACCAGGTAGCCCTCGTCGACCAGGATGCCGCCCTTCTTCTTGCGCGCGAGCGTCGACGCTTTCAGCGGCGCCCACGGCGCGCCCTCGGGATCGATCTTCGCCTCGAAGCGATCCTCGGTGCTGTGCACGAGCAATTCCGAGATGTCGGCCATCAGCGGCCGCGGCCGCGTGCCGGCGTCGATCAGGCGCTTGCACGCCTCCTGAAAGCCGCGGTCGTCCCACTCCGCCTGGATGCTGAACTCGCTCATGCCTATACTGGTCTCTGAGGGTGATCGCCGCGACGACCGGAAAATCGCCGAGCCGGTCCCGGACTACCGACCTTCGTTGTCGGCTCCAGATGCGGGGGTGCCAGCGTTCGAGCTGGACGGCGTCCCGCCGCGGCGATCACAACTCACCCCCATCGTCGAGCCGCACCATCCACGGCGCGCGCAGGTTGCGCGAATCCACGATGCTCGCCGTCCGCACCGCGTTCGTGACGCGACCCTTCAGCGTGCCGCGCGACTCGCGGAAGTTCACCCGCACGATGATCGTCGCGTAGCGCCCGTCCGGCAGCTCGCTCGCGAGAACGAGCGCCTGCTCTTGCAGATTCCAGAACAGCGCGTCGCTCGACGCGAGCAACTGCGGCAGCGCGAGCGCGAGCTCGTCGGGCAGGGCTTGGCCACGGTCGCGCTTTGTCGCGCGCACCAGGTGCGTCATCTGCCCGCGGTCGACGGTGACGAGCGCCGTCGGCGGACGGACGTCGAAGCGCTCCTCGAGCTCGCGAATCGCGCGCTCCGGGAGGAAGCCGACCTCGCGCGTCGCCGCGATCGGCGCGCTCGTCTGCGCCAGCGCCTGCCGCGCCCAGGGCTCAAACGCGGCGCCCCAATCGTCGACGCGCTTCGCGACGTCGGCGAGCGCGCGCTCGCGCCAAACGGGCGGCAACTTCATCACGCGCTCGCCGAAGCGGCGCGCCGAGGGCAGCGCGCGCGAAGCCTCGCCGACGTTGAAATCGAAGCCGGGGTCCACGCCGCGCGGCACGGTGTGTACTTCGCCGGTGACCTTGTCGATCCACTCGTCGGTGCCGTCGTTCGGCGCCGCGTCCGGTCCAGCCTTGCCGAGCTTCTCGAGGTCGCGCGCGGAGCGCGCGCGCACGCCGCACTTGCAGCCCCAGCCGTTCATCGGGAAGTGCGTCTTCCACCAGGGATCGTCGTGGCGCAGCACGGTGCCGTGCCATTTCTGGTGAAGCGGCCTCGGCGTCACGGAGACGC